AGTCCTTCACGACCGCTGGCGCGCCGGAACTTAACTGGTCGAACTGCTTCGCGGCTCCGGCCATGATGTGCTGTGTCCTTGCTGCAGGATCTTCTGGAAGGCTGAGTTCATCCATGACCTCCCTGCCAGACTGCACGAAGGATTGCAACCTGAGGACAACCTGCCGTTCAACATCGTGGGCTGGCACTCTGGACGGTCTGTTCTCTGTTTCCCCTGCTTCCCTTCCGCTCGTGGCTGGGCAAACGTAGTAGCGATACCGTCTGCCATTCTTCGACGTGTGGCATGGAGTGAATCGATTGCCCTCTGCATCCTGCAGCAGACCTACGAGCAAGCTAGGGGAGTTCGCCTTGAGACCATTCCTGCGCCCATGGTGATCGCTCTTAAGCTGAGCCTGCACCCGATCCCACAACTCTCTTGGAACAATGGCTGTGTGCTCTCCGGGATGGTTCTGCCCACGGTGAGGGATCTCTCCCAGATAAATACGGTTCTTCAGGATCTGATAGAGCGCGCCCCTGTAATAAGGAGTTCCTCCCGATTGCTTCCCTGCGGCGCTCGTCCTCTCCTTGCTCTTGATTCCTTCCTGATCGAGCCGGACCTTCAACTTTGAGACGCATCTCAGTTCAAGGTAAAGCTTGAAGAGGCGAACCACCGTCTTCGCGTCGTCCGGATTCACGACCAGCTTTCGATCCTTGACGTCGTAACCGAGCGGCACGGTCCCGCCCATCCACATTCCCTTGCGCTTGGAGGCCGCGATCTTGTCGCGGATCCTTTCCCCGGTCACTTCCCGTTCGAATTGCGCGAACGAGAGCAAAATATTGAGGGTTAATCTTCCCATCGAGGTCGTGGTGTTGAACTGCTGAGTGACGGATACGAAAGAGACTCCGCGTGCGTCCAGGGCTTCGACGATCTTGGCAAAGTCGGCCAGGCTGCGGGTGAGCCGATCCACCTTATAGACCACGATGGTGTCGACCTTGTCGGCTTGAACATCTTCGAGAAGACGCTTCAATGCTGGCCGCTCCAGATTTCCTCCGGAATAACCTCCGTCGTCGTAGAGGGCCGGGAGCGCCCGCCAGCCTTCGTGTCGTTGACTGGCGATGAAGGCCGCGCAGGCTTCTCGTTGAGCGTCGAGAGAATTGAAGGATTGTTCCAAGCCTTCTTCCGAAGACTTGCGGGTGTAGATCGCGCAGCGGATGACGGCTTTCGATTCAGTGCTCATTGGGCCTCCTGGCATGCGTTGGATGGTTTAGCTTTGAGACCGAAGAAGGCTGGCCCCGACCAGCGGGTACCGGTGATCAGGCGAGCAATCTCCGAGAGATTCTCGTAACGAGCACCTCGGTATTCGTAGCCTTCGGTTTCCACCTCGACCACATGGACTTGCTCTTTCCACTGACGTACCAGACGTGTTCCGGCTTTGATCGGCGGTCGGTTTGAAACCACTGCGCTGGGATCGGCCTCGAATGTGGTTGCGAGCTGGCGAAGCCGACGGCAACCCGCGTCGCTGAGTCCACCGAACGCCTGCTCCTGCAGGCGATGACCAACGATGCGAAGCATTAGATCTTTTCGGATTTCCGGCGGAGGTTCTCTCTTGAAGAGCTGCCGCCATAAGTCACATAAGGCTGGCTTACTCAAATGGGGCAAAGAGGCGAGGTGCTTCGTGATAGACGAATCGGGCATAGTTTCTCCTTAAAGCGATCAGCCACATTGACGCTTCCTTTCGGAGAAAGTTCAAGTCAAATCAGGGCGGGCTGGGATGTTCATCTGCTTGACTTGCGGCCTTGGGCATGCTCCTGGATCGTGAGCAACTTCTGGGCTATGATGTCCGACAGGCAACCAGTGAATCCCGTCACCTTTCCTGGGCGCATCACGAAGCCAATCGCCAGTGTGGAACTTCGGTCTTTGCAAAGTAGCGAAATGCATCCGGACCATGATCGTGCGCTTTCAGCGGTTTTTCTTCCCCGCGTTGAGCTGCTTTTGAATCCCATGCGTAGGTTTGCATTTCTTGGATTGTTATCTTGGCTGTCTGTCGGCAGAAACGCACCAACCGTTGATTGAGGATCATGGACGCGATTCGAATGCCTTCGTTGACGTCGTTGTCAGCATCAACATGCCAAATCCCGCGTTTAATCATTTCAGCCTTGAAGGAGGCCGCCGAGGGATCGACAATGACTTTGGCGTCATTTTGTGGGCCAATGAATTCGACCAGGTCGTCGACATATTCGGCGTCCGTCTTCTGCCGCATCTGAACAGCTGAGTCCCAATAGTATTCGCGCACTATCCAAAAACATCGACCGTCGTCATAGACATCGAGGAAGACCATGGGATTGGTAGTGCCATAGTCCACAGCAATGATGCGTTGCTGATGACAACCCTGTCGTCGTAGTCCAGGCGGTTCATCCTCAAGGTTGTAGAGCAATTCCTCTGACCATGAATCCTTGTAGATCGAGCCCTCCGCCACCACCCATAAACCTTCGATGAACCTCTTGTAAAAAAATCCTGTATAAAGCTGTTTCTGCGATTGAATGAATTCCGCTGTGAGATTTGGGTTGTCCACCATCGTGAAGTGCTGCGACCAGAGAAGCCCCTTACTTCTCAGTTCCGCATTATCGAGGTAGTTGGTTTTAAGCCAATGGAAGGGGCTGTCCGGATTCGTTGTGCCATAAAGGCGGGCGCCTTCCGGCGACATTCGACTAAGCAGCATCTGAAAGAAGCTCTGCGGCATCAGACTGATTTCGTCACAAAGCGCAATTCCTACAGTGAGCCCACGGATGTACTTTTCCGAGCCTTCGTCTTTCGCGCCAATGACCAGCCATTCGCTACCGCACAGCCGAAGCAGCCCGCTATCGCGGTTGTAGCTACAATTTCGTGGCCCAAGGATTTTGAAAAGATCGCTGAGAACATTGTTATAGACGCTCTGTTTGGAGACTCCCGTGATGATCTTTCGACCGCCAACCGGGTATCCACAACAATAGATGGCCTTGGGATGGAGGCACCAGGTCTTGCCGCTGCGGACTGCTCCCTCCAAGATATTGATGGGCCGGTCGAGTTCCGGCGGTTGCATGGCAAAGCGCTCGGCCTTCGGCCCAAAGTTGAGAGTCGGCATTGCGAGTCGTTACACTCGTCCCTCGTTTTTGTCTTCGCCGTCACTGCACTCGCCCCGCTCCCGGTCAGCCGCCTCGTGCCGATTGTGAACGGCACGAAATTCCTGCACCAATTCGCTCAGATTGTCCCCGACGTCAGGTCTGTTCTCCTTGATGTGGTTCAAGACCATGGCTGCCGCCTTTGCGTCCCCGTTCGCTGCTTTGTTCAGGTGCTGCTTCACGATGGCTTCCAGCATCGAAACCTTCTTTCGCTTTCCATTGTTGACTATGGGAACTCGCGTTCGTAACTCCTTGGACAAAACGTCTGGCAGAGTAGCGGCCTTCTTCGGACGCCCTTTCGGGTTCCCGGATTGCCCTGGTTTGAATTGAGTATTGCGTGGTGGTTTTTTGTATCCGACGGGTTCCTTCTCTTCATGCTTTCTCTGGTTCATGAGCCTCCTTATTAATCAGCTCCGAGCGACTCCGCTTGTGTCGCCAATTCGTCAAAACTTATGCCGCTATGGTGAATGGCACGTTCGCACGTGTAGCGCTGCCAGCGCCGAATTGCGACGTCTACATACAGCGGATCAATTTCGATTCCGTAGCAACGTCGGCCGGTTCTCTCGGCGGCCAATAATGTAGTTCCCGATCCAAGGAAACTATCGAGCACCACTTCTCCACGGGCAGAGCAATCCAGCAGAGCATCCGCGACCAGCGCCACGGGCTTGACAGTGGGGTGGAGGGCCAACAGCTTACCTTCCTCACCATTTGTCGAAAGCGTATTCACTCCGGGATATTCCCAGACGTTGGTTCGATTCCGTCCGTACCGTCCCAACTGAATATTGTTTCGGTAAGGGCCTTTGCCGTTCTTAAAGGCGAACACCAATTCATGGCGTGAACGATAAAAAGATCCCATGCCTCCGTTGTTCTTTATCCAAACGCACAGATTCAAAAGCTCACCAAAACAACGCTTTCCCGCCTCCAGTAGTTCCGACATATGACGCCAGTCCATAAAAATGAAGTGAACCGAACCGGGTGTGCTGAACCGTGCCAAAAGACGCAAGATCAACGTCAGAAAGGTGATGAATTCCCCCTCGCTCATTTCTCCGGAAGCCATTGCGAACTCGCGATGATGGA